ATTCTCTACCTTAGTTGCAATATCAAAGAACTTATTTACGGCTGCATCAAGATATTTAGTATCCTGAGGTCCAAAACGTTTATCACGTACATGTATGACAGTGGACTCAGCCATATCTTCTTTAGGGAAATTACGGGCTACAAGAGTTTTAAAGATCCCATCTTCGTCTGCAAAGTCATTAATGTTTCCTACTTTACTATAACGTGGAATTTTAATAGTCTTGCCGTTCATGGTTATTTGACCATCGGCTAACAATCTACGCATATTAACAGCCCCTGGGCCAGTACCTATGATATTAGATACATATCTTGCCACAGAACCTGTAGAGTTTTTATCAAATAAGTAAATTTTAATATTTTCTGGAATTATATTTTCTGCAGAAAGGTTATATTTACCATTTACTAGTTTAGTATCTTTTAAGAATATCTTAGCAAACTCTCCAGTTTGAACACCATTTTTTCCACCATTAATTAAATTCTGTAGAACTCCAGCAAATTTCTCATCTGTGCCTGCAATTAAAGCATTTACTACTAGATCTTCAGTTCCCTCTACAGTATTAGCAACTATTGGTATAAGGGCATCTGAGTGCGCTCTTATTAGAGTGTTAGCCAAGCCTATATGGTATCTATCACTTTCAGTTCCAAGTGCTTCATAGATCTTGCCAACAAAAGCAAATCTTGGATCGCCAGAGTTATGATTTCTAGCAAGGAAATTAAAATTCTCTTCAACAAATTGAGATATGGCAGCATTGGTTTCTGCGTCTTTGCCAATTAATTTATTTCCCTTAACATCATTTCCATATTTAGAAATTGATGCTAGTAATCTTTTTCCAGCGCCACCATTAGGATTACCTGCAATCATAGCAATGTAATTAAGAGGGTGATTAAATAAAGACTCGTGGCCTGAGAAGTATTGACGAAATTGCATTTCCCCAATGTTGCGCATGATATATGCTACACGGAATGCTAGTTGAGCAGTTCTCCAACGATCACCAATTTCAGCGTTAAAAAAGTCCAGTGACTGTTTAGCCCCATATTTAACTTTATTATTATTATACTTACTTATAAGTTTAGAAATTTCTTTATTATCTGGAAGAGAGATAACATCATCTAAGAATTGATATTCAAAAATAGCCTGATCGCCAGCAAATGTATGAGTTGTTGTCTGTCCATTTAACAACACACCATCAAGGGAAGGTAATTCACCTTTTGCTAATTTTTCAGGTGTGTACTGTTTAATAATAGCATTTTCTCTACCAGGAGCGCGAAATGCTTCACGCATGGCTTCTGCAAGATTAACATCTCCAGGAGCAAGACGTTGAGCCAATGCTACATAACCTTTTTCAAGTTCTTGTTTTACTATACCAGATCTTTGTTCTACTGAAGTAGCAGAAGCAATTCTATTCAAAGTAGAGTTAATAATTTCATCTGGAATCTTAGCAGAAGACATCCAGTCTTCTATACCATTTAGAAGTCTATCAACATCATCAAGTGGTAATACAATTGATTTTGTGAAATAACGACCAAAGTTCTTTTCGGTCTTTTCAACAAATTGAAGAGCACGTTGAGAAATTCCAGGAGGAACAACTTTAAGTAAAGGGTTTCTAGCCGCTAATGCTGCTTCACCTTTAAGAGCCATAGATCTGTATATCTGAGGATCAGTTGTAGGTGCTGCTAAATGTTTCAGGAATATAGATATAACTTGATCTCCTGTTGTAGCAGCAACTAATTCTTGCGTCATTTCAACATCTAATTTACGACCAAATAAACGATGTAGTCGAGCAAAGTCTTTTTCGTTTGCTACGATATCTGCTATCTGTGCAAAACGTTTTCCAAGAAGGTATGTAGCCGCTTTATTAAGATCGCCCTTAACTGCTCCACCAAAACCATCAATCATTCCAACTTCAGATCTATAAAATTCTTTTAGATAGTTAGTATCAGCAATATTCATTTCTAATCCCATTAACTTGGCAATACCAAAGTTTTCAGGATCATTAACTAATTGCGCAACTAAATCTGGATCTTGTGCTGCATAATCACGTAATATTTCAATTTCTTTTAATTTGCCATCTAAACCAGCGCGAGTTGCTTTAGCACTATCAAATGCGTTACTAGCATCTATAATCTCTTGTTGGGCAGATTTAACTGATTCAATTAATTTAGCACCTAGTTCACTACCCATAGCAGATTTACCACTCATAGATGTAAGGACATCTGAGATGCCTACTCTACGTGCTCCTATTTTAGAAGCCTGAGTAATTACAGTTCCACCGATACTGCCATAAATAGCACGTACGTTTGTAAAACCGTCAACATTATAAGTTGTTTGAATTGCTTCTGTAAGGTACTGCATTAAATGCTCATTTTTAGTAGCGGCTGCTCTAGCAATTAATTTAGCAAGACTCTCAGATCCATCTCCAAATACTAGAGAATCTGCTTGATCTTTCAAAGCATTTCTACCAGTAGGAGTACTTCCTATAAAATCATCAATTGCTTTTCTTGTAGCCTCTGGAATAGAAACGTCGTCAGTAAATGAATATAGTTTCTCAAACAAAGCCTCACGATTAGCATATTCAGCAAGACGCTCAGCCTGAGTACTATTCTCATAAGTCTTAGCAATATCATTAATTACTAATGGACTTTTATTTGAAACTGTAGCAACATACTCGCCACCATCAAAAGCACCTAAGTGTAATTTTCCGGCCTCAGGAACTTCGTTAAAATAGATACCAGTAAATGCTTTGCTAGTATTAATATAATCAGCCTCTAGTTGGCTAATTGAATTAATTACTCCTTCTGGTTTTTGCTCAGCAATATTTTTAAGTACGAAGTCTCCAATAGAACCTTTTTCTATAAGAGCAGCAACTGAAGGATCTCCTTCAACCTTGCTTCCACGACCTGCTGTAAAAGTTAATGCTTTTTCTAAACGACTTGAGACAGCAGCACTTTTAGATTGATCTGCTATGGCTAAACTTTTTTCAGCCTTCATGTAATCATTTTCAACTTTACGGCGTGTTACTTTTTCAGTACCGTTGCGTTCTTTAATTAACGCTTTTTCTTCTTTAGTAAGATTTTGAATATCAGCAACTTTGGCTGCTTGCTTAGCCTCTTCAACTGCTTGAGCAGCAGTTTTTGCTTTTGATAATTCTTTTCCACCTTGAATAATTTTAGTTACAGAACCAGGACCAACCCATAGAGATGGGTCTGTACCAACAGCAAGTACGCCGTCAACAATACCTGACATAACGCGATATGGTGTACTGTTTGGATCAGCGCCTAGAGCGCTCATGCCAGCACGACCAATAGTAAATGATTTTCCGTTTACTCTGCCATAAGCAGACATAGCCTTAGCCTGTCCTGCGCCAACTTTACTTTCTGGGCTTACAAAAAAACCTGAGCCAGTATCAACTGGACCATCACCAGTAGCAAGTCCTGCAGTACTTCTAACTAATTGTCCTAGATTAGTTGTTTCTCCAAAAAGACCAGTTAAACTTGCGTCTTTTATTAATTGAGATGCATTAATTTCGCCTTTAGACATTGCATACAAGTCACGACCTACAGTCGATACATATTGGTAAGGTGCTTGTAAGGTAGCAAATGCTGCCCTAGTAGTTCCTTTTAGAATTCCGTAGATACTTTCACGAAAACCTTTGTCTTTTTTTGCTCTATTAGTAATATTATCATAGTTAGTAAGATCTTGTTTTAATTGAGCAATGCCATCATTAGCAGATAACTTCTCAATACCTTGAGTATCAGCATTTAATCCTATTTTAGCAGCGCTAAGAAGGTAATCTTTGCTTTGATTAGGAAATTTTTTGGCAAGAGAATTAAAATTTTGTATTGTAGTAGGGTCAAGTGAAGACATTTGTTGATCTACAAGTGAACCTACGCTATTAGCAGTTTTATCAACATCATAAATACTTGTATATTTGTATTTGTTCCAGTTAATCGATAATTGATCTGACATTAACGACCTTCTTGTTGAAATGCCTCTAACAACCTACGATTTTGTGGGGTAGGATTTATAGCAAACATTGCTCTAGCAAGTATCGCAGATTGATCTGGAGCATCAACAGGTTGATCTAACTCATAAGGTTGACGACCAGCAGTATCTCCAGGAGCGCCATCAGTCATTGGACCTGCATTATTTTGCATTTGATCTAAAGGTGACATTCTAAGGCTAGCACTTGGCATAGTCCTTGATGTAGTTGGAGCAATAATAGGTTTTTTTATGTTTGTAGAAGCACCTTGAGATAACTGTTGTAGATTTAAAGACTCTCCATAGGATCCACCTGTGGTATTTTTCATGTTAGCATCACGTTGGATCTTTTGTACGCGTGAAGATATATTTTGATCAGTGCGTCTAGCATCTTTACCAGCACCACTTACAACTTCTTTAGCCATTATATCTCCTACTTAGTAAATTGAGTCTTGATATTAACTGTTCCACCACACCAAATGTTATACTGTATTGCAACCCCTACTGCTTTTTTAGCGGCGCTTGTTGCCTTAGCATGTGTTTTAGTTTCAATTTCCATTGATGCTAATGCGCCAAGTGCTAATGCACCACCTGAACCTATCCCGTATAAACCTTTATCATCTCGCATATATCCATAGTCATCACTAACTTGATATAACTTTCCATTAAAACAGATTAAAGCGTCCCAACCAGCATCATCATCACTCTTGCCTTTAGGATTTGGATCATATCCTGCTTCTGTTAATGTCTGTTTAATAGATGGAAGAATTCTAACCATCATAAAACGATCTGGATCTTGAGTCTTAATTACTTTAGGCGGTTGCCATAAGTTATTAAGAATATCTCCTGCTATAGCATCACCTGCTACTGCAATTAGATACTCACCAATTTTAACTATTTTGTCACAACCTTTAGCAATATACGGTCTATCTGTATATGTGGTCATTGAATCTGCTGCTAAGACAGCCCAACCTTTACCCTGTACACCAACTATTGCTGTCATTGTCCCCTACTTAGTTATGCGCCTTGTTGTAGTCCTGCCAAAATACTTCTTAAATCTGGAGCGCCTTGTTGAGGGGTTCCACCAGAAGCGGATCCAGGAGAGGCTGGGGACAGGGGAGCCTGCTCGACTGGTGCTTGTGAACCTGGTGGAACCGTACCAGACTGCGCCTGTGCCATAGCCTGCTCCTGCGGATTTGGTGCAGGAGGAGTGAAGACGGCTAACGCAGCATTCTCTATACTTTCCCCATTACGTCTACGCGTAATTACGTCAGCAATATTCTTAATTAAACCAGATGGATCTTGTCCCTGACTTGCCATTGCTGGTATCGCTTGCGCGGATGCAGTAATAGCGGCACTAAGATTATCTCGCATCTTTTCAATTTCAATTCGTTGTTCTTCCAAAGTAACGTTAACGGACCAAGGAAGTTCTCTACGAATAAAGTCTTTAGATACAAGTTCTGCTCCAAGTGCTTGAAGAGAGAAGATTAGAGCGCGTGATGGGTCAAGACCAGCCATCAATCCATAGCGTACTTCAATTGAAGAGTCGCCCTTGATGTCTTTGCTTGGTATGTACTTTAACTCGTACGGAGTACCCTGTGCGACACCTCTAACCGATTTTTCTACGTCGAACACCATTTGGTCAACTTCAAAGCAGCATTTAATTACTTCTTCAAAAGTCTCAGCCAAGATGGTTTGCCCAGCCTTGATTTGTGAATCAAAGGCTCCGAGTAGTGCTTGAACACCTTGACCAGTAATTACACTAGCGTCAATTGTTCCAGATCTACCTTCAGGATAACGAGCACCTAAGCGCATTTCTGACTGAAGTGCTGCCTGCTCCTGAAAAGCAGCGTTTGGTATATCGAGTTTAACTCGACCAACGGTTTGCGGTGAGGCTGTACGAATAATCGCATCAGGACCCATAGGCAAATCTACTACGTCGGTAGGAACAACTAGAGGTGCTTGAATAGCCTTCTCTGCTGCTTCCATTCCTAAGTTAGCAAAACGTGCTCTTGCTAACTGTACGTATAATACATCATCAAATTGTCCACGAGGTTCTTCATCAATACCAGGCTTGCGAGCAATGTATACAAGCATCTTACCCATAGGGTTTGCTGCAGCATTTAATACTAAGTTGCCACGGCTAGGTACATAAAG